AGGTTCAGGACGTGAATGTTGTCGATGAATTCCGTGTGCAGGACGTCGTGGAACTCTCCCCCGTTGTCGATGATCAGGAGGTGCTCGATCGGGTAGTCGATCGATTGAATCATGCGGCGCAGCAGATCGTACCGGTTGAGCACTGGAACGATCAGGTTAGGAAGCATTCAAGGCTCCGGCGTGCGATCGGAATGTGTGGCCGTCCATGTTCGGGGTGACAAATGGGAGAACCGTCACGATCTGCGTCCGGTATCGCTGCCAGATTTTGTCCCGCACCATCCGGTTTTGGAGGTCGTAGCTGCGGAGCATGTTTTGGTTTGTTTGGTTGAGCTTGTATCCGTCGATGTGAATGTCGCCGTCGATCGTGCCGCAATCCGCACCGGCCAAGAAAATAGTCCGGGCTCCGATGTGTGCAGCCCAATGCATCGCGGTCGTGATCGTGCTGTGTGTTGCCACGAGCGCTTCAGGATCGGTGGGCCATTCCTGATCTGTCCACCGTTCCACTGTGTTCTCGTTGTGGTCTGCGATCACCATTCTTGGGTCGTCGATCGGCTCGAGGTTTCTGTGGCCTCTTTCGCCTCGGGTCGTGACCACCTTTCCGACCCTGTCACTGTCCACCCAGGCGTTCGCGTGATCGTGATACTTCGTGACCATGTAGTCGACTTCGTCGAGCAGGTTTGTCCATCCAAAGTTTGTGCCGACCACGACTCGGCCTTCGAACATTGCGGGATCGTAAAAGTCGAGGCTCTTCCCGCTGCCAAGGACCCAGATGTCTTGACCGAAGTGCATGTCCTGGTATTGGCTGATCATTGATCTAGGTGCTCTTTCAGGTAGGGGATCCACTTTTCTTCGAACACTTTGTCTGCGTCAAATTGTCGGGCGAACTCAATGCTGGCCTCATCTGACTTTCGGGGCTCATCGTATGCCATCTCCAAGGCTTTCACCACCGAATCTATGAGGGGGATCATCCACCAGGCTTTTTGGGTTTCGTTCCACCAAGGCTGGCCGGCGATCGCGAAGCTGCTTTCCCCGAGGAGGTCTGTCGTCGCTGTCCACGCTCCGGCGATGACTCGACTTCCACAGGCCTGTGCCTCGATTGTGCCGAGCCCGAATCCTTCGCCCATGGAGATGTTCATCACCACATCGGAGGTAGTGTAAATGGCCGCCAGCGCCTCTTGGGGATATCCTGTGCGTAATTGTTGGCCGTCTGCTATTCGCACGCTTTTGTCGTCGAGGCCGCACGCTTTGATCAGCCTCGCGATATTGAATCCTCCGTAAGCGTTCGACGCTTCCGTGTGTAGGTAGAGGTACGCGTTTTTGTGTTTCTCTCGGAACAGGGCAAAGCTCAAGATGGCCTCGGACAGGCTCTTTCTGTGAACTATCCCGTTTGATTTATTCGCTGCCATGATCGTGACCAGGAACCCGTTCTCGGGCACATCCATCATCGCTCGTATGCTCTGGCCTTCCCACGATGCTGTGGGCTTGTAGACGGTTGTGTCGATCCCGTGGGGTATATACGTGTTGTCTATACTGACTGCGTTCATCGCTCTGTGGCCGTGGGGGGCCATGCTGATCGGTTTGATGAATGGTTTCTGCAGCGTTCGGAGAACCTGATCGGGGATGTTTGTGTGGTCGATCGGGGTCCAAGCGTGGAGGTCTGTACCGATCTCGCACTTTTCGTACACCCAGGTGTCGTACAAGGTGATCAGCATTGAGGAAAGGTGCGGGTGCTGTGCCGTGAAGTGCTCGTGCCAAAGCTGCAGCACGTCTTGGCTGTACGGCAGGAAGCCCTTCGGGTAGTGCTCGATGTCGCCGTGTTTGGTACGGATCCTACTGATCGATCCTTCGAGCCCGAAGTTGGAAAGGTTCGCTACCTTGATCCCGTGTTTCAGCAACCGATCGGCGAGCTGTTGTACCTGTTGGCCGTATCCCGTCGCGGCCCCGTAGCTGTTGCTCGCGATCGAGACTGCCCCTTTGAGTCTCTCGATTTTTGGCATGCCCCAATCCTAGCCACTGTTTTTCTGATCGGGGAAAGAGAAACGCCCCCACCTATCGGTGAGGGCGTTCCCTGTTGCTTCAGATTAGGAAGCGTGAACGAGCGCCTTGACGTGCGCTGCGTGGGTCAGGTTCGAGTCGAACCGGTACACGAAGCGGTAGCCGATGATGTCGTTCGCGAAGTAGGCGTCCTGAGAGACGGCAACCTCGAGGCCCGTGGTCAGCAGGGCGTGGCTGTTGAGCACACCGAAGACTACGGAACGTGCGCCAGCGCCGATGTCGGCCATGGCGGGGTTCTCCACGACGGGGAAGCCGAGGAGGGTGTCCGGTCCACCTACAACGGGGTTGTAGATGTACTGGTTGTTGTCGTCCTTCAGCTTACGGATCGCACCGAGGGTTGCAGTGTTGCACATCCACTTCGGGCCCATCCGACGGGCTGCCCCGTCCAAACTGTAGGCGAGGTCGATCAGGTTGTCTGCCGTGAAGGAGGTCGTGCCGGCTGCGACTGCGGAAGAAGCAGCGGTGACGATTCCGGTGGGCTGGACGGTTCCCGTACCAGTGGTGGCGAGGGAGTTGACCTGGTAACCGATGGCGTTCGCCGCTTGCTCACGAATCACAGATTCGATGTTCAGCGAGCTGTCAGTTGCCAACTCGGAGGCGATCTTCACAATGAAGGCCTGCTTCCAAGGGGTCAGGTTGATCGAGCTGAAGGTGGGCTCGTCGTCGCTGATCGCGGATCCTGCAGCGTACTGTGCTGCGGTGGAGTAAGCGGTCAGGGTGGGCAAGCGCAACGATTCGCCAGATGCTCTCTGGATCACGTTTGCTTCGTCGAGCATGGGACCCACTTGGCGGGCGAGGAAAAATACCTCATCCAAGAATCCCTTGCGGACGGTGTTGTCGGAGGGCACCAGGGTGGCGCGGGTCTCCGGGTTGAAGGTGTGCGAGCGCATCTCTCCGGTGGCAAGCGAACGGAAGATGTCGGCGTCGCCGCGTGCTTCCTCGACCTGGACGAAGTCGCGGGCTGCTTCCTCGGCCTCTGCCATGCGGGTGTGGTTGCGCTGAGCTACCTCGATCGCACGCACTGCCGAGTCGATGTCGGACTCGATGCGCTCGATCTGTGCTGATTCGGCAGCGTCGAGGCCACGGCCTTCGGTCTCAGCGTGGTCAATGATTGACCTGATCTGAGAGACGAGGTTCGCCTTGGTCTCTTCCTGCCGCTTCACAAATTCGGACATTGTTTTGTTTCCTTTGTGTTTACGGACTGTGGTGGTGGAGGCGCTTACGCTCATCCGGTCGCCAGAGCTGACTCACGATTGCGACTCTTCTATTCTAGGTTGTGTCGTGTTTTGCGGTTTTTCAGTTTCGCTGCTACTGTGTTCCTCGGTAGGTATCATTCCCTTTCCGGGTTTGGTTGATGGCCCCCCGATCACTTTGACCAGGTGATCTGGGGGGTCTTTTTTTTCTAATATTTTTTTCTCGTTTTGTTTGTTTTTTTCGGTTTTGTATGGTTATATATACATATCAACCACCAACCGAAAGGGAAGAAAATGACCACCATCGAGAAACTTGAAGGCATGAACTACGAGGCCATCGAGAACGCGATCTGGGGCACTGTGTTGGACTTCTACTCCAGCGTCAGCGACAAGAGCCGGATCATGGACATGATGCACGCTCACGAAGATTTCACCAACGCGATCAACGTAGGCGAGTTCGTTCGCGACGATCAAGAGATTCGCGAATGCGCGAACGTCATCATCGAGATCTACGCCGACGCTCTGTAATCACTCACTCGAAAGGAACCGGAACAATGACCACCAACGACGACATCTTCCACTCGATCATCATGGATACCCGAACCGAACGCGGCCACCTGATCTACGTGATCGACTGCCCGATCTCAAAGAAGCCGGAGCTGATCATCCGCGAGACTCTTCACGGCTCGCACTGCAGCTGTGGGTTCGCGATCGACTAGATCCCGTGCTAAGTTTGTGATCACAACCGAATAGCGAAAACCCCCCGACTGCTGTTTCAACTACAACATATTCGTCAACAAGAAAGGCAGGAGTTCACGCAGAGCGCGTGGAGCCCTTAATTTCGCGGTGCGAGTGTCTCGGGGGGTTTTGCTTTTCCGCAAGAGAAACCCCGCCACGCGAAGGGGTGGCTAGTGGCGGGGCGGACCCGTCAGCGCTTTTCTTGCGCTTTGAGGACGCGGGTCTCTTTCGCCGGCTCATCATCGAGAGCGACGATCGCGCGGGCGATCTCATCGGCCAGCTCTTTGATGGCACCAGTTTCTGGGTTACCCGCGACTTTCAGGATGGCTTTTTTGATCTCAGCTTGCGTTGCCATTACAGCCCCTTTTCCAAGAGTTCGAGTTTCTTTTTCTTGAGTGCCAGGAGGCCCATGTCTGCCTTGGGCTCTTCGGTCACTTGCTCGGGTGAAAGTTCGTCGATCGCTTTCTGCAGCAGCTCCCGCTCGCTGGCGTCGAGGTCTTGTTCGCTTTCGATCTTCAGGATCGCGTCTGCGAGAGCGTCTGGGTCGATCGAGGCTCTCTTGGCCAACCGGTCAAGGCCGCGCACCGAAGTTGTGCCTGCGGTCGCTTCGTATGCCGGCCATGGTACGACACTCACTTCTAGCAAGCGTACGGACTTCAGGGTGCGCTCTGATCCGTCCTCGGACCATTCGTCGCCGCCCTTTGGCACTGTGAAACCGAAGCTCATGCTGTCGACATCGTTTCTGCGGAGAAGTTCGGCTACATCACGACCGCGGCTGGTGTTTGGTAGCTCTGCGGAAACCAGGAGGCCTTTGTCGTCCTCTCTCAGGGTCAACGTGCCGCCTCGGGTGCTGCCGAGGATCTCACCGCTTTCGTGATTCCACAGCATCTTGATGTCGTTTCGGCTGCGGATCGAACGGCTGAATGCTCCCCGCTGGATGCGCTCCGTGAATGGCAGGGGAGCAGATGGGGCGTCCCACACTGCAGCGTAACCGCTAAAGGTCATGCCTGTCTCTGTCTCACGAACTTCCAGCTCTGCTGGGATGTGTCGTGTCTCGAGTTTGCTCAATGCCTCGCCTCTCGCTGTCGATCTTTCTTGATTTTCCTCTTCCAGTCTAGCAACCACCCCATCAGCGTATGCCAGCGCTCGCTGTGCCGCGCGTTTCGATGGCCCTGATCCCCAGAGAAGGTGTGCCACAACACCGGGGCTCGGGTAGTCCTCGTTGTCGGGGTTCGCTGCCGGAGCGTCAAGGTCGACAAGGTGGCGGGCGATCCACGCACGGATCCTGACCCATTTATCGGCGCTGACCGATCCTCTGGCCAAAGCTCTCGCTTCACGGATCGTGCGCTCGACCACGCCGTCCCCGGCTTGGCCTTCGGAGTAATACTTGAGGCCCTGTCTCGCTGCGGCTCTCATGTAGGCCGGCGGTTCAAGGTTCACTTGTCGGATCGATCGTGTCAGCGGGTCGATCTTCGTCAGTGTTGAGAACCGGTGGCCGACGAGTGTGTCGGTCGCCTCGTATTCGTCCTCGCTGTTTTGGCGGTACACCCTGATCAGCGCTGCGGGATCTGATTCGTCCCCGTTGATCGTGAAGTCGCTGTCGGGCACGTTGATCTGGCCGTCTCGAACTATTCGGGTGATCTGTCCCCTGGCCATGCCGCCGCTCGAGTCCCATTCGACGAAATCACCAACCTCCAGCTCATCCGGTTCGGCACGGTTTTCTCCCTGCCAAGCGTTGCAGTAGTAGCCGCCGTCGACGAAATCATCCCAACGGTTACACCAGGCTTTGTCGCCGTCCTCGTTGACTCGGCTCTCATCGTAGAATCTGCAGTTGCCGCAGGCTCGGCCTTCGGGCACATCTTCGGCAAGCGCTGGCCGGTAGTTTTCGGGAAGCTCACGGATCGCTCTCGAGTCGTCCTCGTAGCTCCCGCCGGGTTCGATGCCTTCGGCTTGACTAATCGCCACCATCTGCTGGATGGCGCTGTCTTTTGTTTCGTGGCAGCCCAGCACTTCACCGTCGTCTTTCACGACTGCCCAATCCGGGCACTCCGGTGATTGATCTGTGATGAAGTAAGGCATGCGTATCAGTCCAGTTTTTGAATCGTCAGAACACCTAGCTCGAGGCCGCTGGGATCGCTGACCGCCCACAGGTCGTCGAGCGGTCCGAGAACCATTTCGAGGGTTTCGCCGGGATCGATGTGGATCGAGTTCGCTGTGGTCACTCCGGTTCCCCCGATAAAAATGTATTCGTTTGACGACTTCGTCATGTTGTGCAGGATCACCTGCTGGGGCATGTTATCCGGCGCGACCACTCGAGTGGCAACCGTGCCGCCTAATGTATAAAGGCTCGACTGTACTGGCATCACTCGACCTCGTAGACGCTCTCGGGATCTGTGGGATCTATCTGACTGATCGGCTGCAGCTGTGTTGATGGCAGGCCGGTGTGTGGGATCGGTGGCAAACCGAGGGCCTCAAGAACACCGGCGGGGTCGTACCCTGAATAAACCAGGGACTGTGCCATCTTGACGCGCTCCATCTGTGCCTTCACACCTGAGTCCTCGATGTTGACGTTTGCCAACGGGACGCGGGGGGCGTTCGCTGCGGGATCCTCTGCGGGGCGCATGTCCTCGAGGGCTCGCACTTCGTTCACCGTCATCGCTCCGGCTTGCAGCATTTTGCTATACGCCGAGGTGCGGCTTTCGATGTCTGCCCTGATCAGGCCACTCATGTTGAAGCGCAAGAAGGCCGTGTCGCCTCCGGGCACTCTCGAAAGGAGCGGGCTCAGGGCCGTCTCGATCTTTGTGGCCGTGGGGCGGAGGCAGGTCGTGATCCAGTGGAGGTTTGTTTGCTCGACCGAGTTGTAACTCATGCCGATCTCGAGCCCCAGCATGTGTGGCGGGATCTTGAATGCTCGGGCCACATCTGCGATGCTCTGATTGCGGCTTTCGACCAGGGTGGACTTTTCGGGATCGACCTGTGTCGGTTTGAAGGTTGCCCCGCCGGTCAGGACTCCGGTTTTATGGCTGCGCTTCCACCCTCGATGGCGAGAGTCAAAATTTTCGGATAACGAAGCGGCCTGTTCAGCTGAAAGGTTGCCGGGGAACTCGATCACACCGTTCAGGTTTGTGCCTTCTCCAAAGAACATCGCCGCATATTTTTGAAGCGCGAGGGCTAGACCGAAGTCGGTTTTCAGGGTTTCGACTCGGCTGATGCCTCGTTTTGCTCCGGGGCGCATCACGTCTGGGATGAAGATGACTTCCTCGGAGGTGAGGGGTTTGTTCTCGCCTTCGATCGTGAAGGTGAGGAGGCCGCTGTTGCTCCGGTTGATGTCCACGGTTTTCGGGTTGAGGACCACCAGGTTGATGATCCGGCCCTGCCGGTTTGAGAACACTCGGACAAATGCGTTTCCGTCGAGGAGCATGCTTGTAATGATCTGGCCGTAGAAGGCTTCCCGTGGCATGCCCACCGAGGGCTGCAGAACCCATTCGGGTCGTGGCCGGAACGGGAAACGGGCACCGTCTCTGCGAATGAATGCGTCCAATGGCAGCGTGCTGATCGTGTCGGAGATGAGTGAGACGGCCGAGAAGATGGCGTTGATTTGGAACGCTGTGTCGTCGTTGATGTTTGTGCCGGCCTCCGTACCGAACACGATGTCATCTCCGGCTTCGAAGATGGTCTGGTAATTGATCGCCCTGCGATCGAAGATGTTGTTC